CTGTTGAGATTCAAGGCAAAAATGGACCTTCTGAAATTTCAACCAAGGCTGAGGAAATGTTATCCCGGGTACCTCAATTGCAGGATGAAAACGCAATTGGTAATCTAGCAGGTATAAACATTTATACGGACATGCAGAGTTGGAAACAAATTTGTAAGGACGAGGGGTTAGAAAGAAGTGGTGATCATGTGGGTGGGTTTTTCAATCCTGCAAACAATGAAATATATTTGCCTGTATTTAGTTGGTCAGGTCAAAGTGGTCTCGTTGACGTTTGGGTAGTTTCACATGAAGTGGGACATGTTGCAGAATGGGGATTAGACAGACAGGATAGGAACATATGGAAAAATTTATATGGGGATGATCCAAAATTTGACAAACATACTAATTATTCAAAAACAAACGAGGGTGAGGGTTTTGCAGACACCTATGCCTCCTACATTGCACAAGGCAAAAATTCAAGTGGGTGGCGGTCGTTGAATGTTATGGAAGACCTATTAGGAAAGATATCACCATGACCCAATTTGTAAGGATCGGTAACAATAATAATTTGTTTGATGATCAATTGCCCACCGAGGTAACCTTACCCGTTGGCCATACAGCACCCAATGGTATTTACTGGGTTGAAAACGTCACAACACAACAGGGGGATCCAGGTTGGGAGGATGCCTTGCATCGTTTCATGTTGCACCTCGGGTACTGTTATCGAGAAGATAATGATCAAGAGATGAGGTGATGCTTATACCTATGGTAACCATATAGAGTGCCCTCGGTGATATAATTCAAACATTCAAACCCATTTGGGCGGGATGCCCAAAAGAAAATTAGGAGACGGCGAGATGCCTGAAACAACGAACACAAACGGAACAACCACAGGTGCCCAGGGTGATCCTGGTGCAGGTGGTCAAGGTCAACAGCAACAGGCACCACCTCCTCAAACCTATGAGGAATGGGTTGCAAAACAACCTAAAGAAGTTGTTGAATTGATCGACAGAAACATAGCAGGATTGAAAACAGCATTAGGAACAGAACGGGAGACCCGTGGTAACCTCGAGAAAACATTGCGAGATGCATCCAAAAAACTCGAGCAGGGTAGCGAGGCAAAAATTGCTCTTGATAAAACAATCAACGACCTGTCTGAACGTGATACCATGTTAGGATTTTATGATGAGGCGCATAGGGCAGGCGTTAGTAATCTAAAATTAGCATACCTCGCTGCTAAGGAAGGTGGGTTCATTGATCAAAAGGGTCGGGTAAACCTTAATGGTTTGAAGGAAGCTAACCCAGAATTATTTATGTCAAGGCAAGGTCCTCCTGGTAATGCAGGATCAGGTACTGGTAACCCGCCATCAGGTGCCAAAACGATGAATGATATTATCAGGCAGGCATCAGGACGACAGTCAAATTAATCATAATAAGGAGAATTAAAAATGCCATACAACAATGTAGTCTCACGTTCCGAATCTTCACCTCTTATTCCTGAGGAAGTCATTCGGGAAATTATCAAGGCAGTCCCACAGAAATCCGCGGTGTTGAATTTTGCCCGCAGGTTACCCAACATGTCCCGGGCACAATCCCGAATGCCGGTCATGGCGGCATTAGCGACTGCTTATTTTGTTTCAGGTGATACTGGCCTCAAGCAAACGACTGATGTCAGTTGGGCAAACAAGTACATTGATGCAGAAGAAATTGCTGCCATCGTGCCTGTGCCCGAAGCAGTTTTGGATGATGTTGATTATGATATTTGGGGTGAGGTTCGCCCGAGTATCGAGGAAGCAATCGGAGTGGCAATTGATCAGGCGGTTCTTTATGGAACGAATATTCCTGCCTCCTGGACGACTGACCTAGGTGGTGCGGGTATTGTCGCAATTGCAAACACGGCATCCCAGGTTGTTTCACTCGCCGCCTATACAGATATGTATGAGGCACTTTTGGGCGAGACGGGTGCAGGTACTGCAGGTGTCATTGGTCAAATTGAAGCGGACGGGTTCATGGCAAGCGGTCACCTCGCCCATACTTCGATGAGGACTAAACTTCGCAACGTGCGTTCCACCGATGGTGTTCCGTTGTTCAAACCCACTATGCAAGGTCAAACGACTTATGAACTTGATGGGTCGCCTATCAATTTCCCATTGAACGGTTCAATTGATTCTTCAAAGTCATTGTTGATCTCCGGTCAGTGGAACCAATTGGTTTATGCAATGCGCCAGGATATGACCTTCAAGGTTCTTGATCAGGCGGTCATTCAGGATGCAGGTGGTAACATCATTTACAACCTTGCCCAACAGGACATGATTGCTCTTCGTTGTGTTATCCGCCTGGGTGTTTCACTGCCCAATCCCATTAATCGTATGCAGGCAGTTGCTGCCAATCGTTGCGCCTTTTCAGTGTTGACGGCATAAAGGAGGATCAACATGTCTCCATTGTTTCCTGAAAATGTTGAAGTAACCCAAAGGGCACAAACAGATGTGCCTGGATTATTGGTTGAATTATCAAAGGCAGTCAAGATCACCTGGGTGGCTCCTGCGGCCTTGTCTACCAACCGTTATGTAACATCAACGAACATGAAGGTAGGTGCCTATACCCTTGCGAACACAGCACCCGACGTAGGTGCCCGCAATGTGACGGTCACCCATACCACTGTTGTTACGACAGACACCTTGGGTACTATCGATGTTGTGGGCACCGACCTATCAGGTGCCGTACTCACTGAAACGATTACCCCGTCTGCTGATGCAACGGTTCAAGGTGTAAAGTGTTTCAAAACGATTACCAGCATCACCGGTGTAGGTTGGTCAATTGTAGGCACCAATGATACCCTGGTGGTCGGGATGGGCAACAAATTAGGTTTGCCTGAAAAACTCGATCTCAACACTGTCCTGTTTGCCTTCCTCAACAAGGCAAAGGAAGGCACCGCGCCGACCGTTGCAATTTCAACGACTGTCCTTTCCCAAAATTGCGTGCTGTTGAATTCAGCACTCAATGGAAATGATGTCGATGTATTTTACCTTCCCAACCCGGGATAAAAGGAGAATAAAATGTCCCCTGTTTCAATTAGTCAAGAGGATTTAGGTCCTGGTTTAGCAGTTCGTTTTGTAGGCATTGTGGGTGCCACTGCTGGTGCTATCGGTGCCGTGTTGAACCCCGAAGGTGTTGACCTGCTGATTACTAAAAGTTCATTTTGGTTCAAAACAAAATCAACAGGTGCGGCAAACTTGGGTGTAGGTGTTGCTGCCAATGCAACGACAAAAGGCACCGATGTCCTCAATGATCTTGCCGTGGGTAGTGTGACGAGTGACACCTGGTATAATGGTCATGCACCTCAGGCGACTGCCAAAACTCAAATTTCAGCGCCTGCGGTTTGGGCGGCAGGTCAATATTTGACCTTCACTGGTTCCGGTGATACAACGGGACTTGAAGGTTATATGTTTGTTGAGTATGTTCGTAAACCCGCCGCCTGATAACGGCGTAAGGAGTCACCCATGACGCTTACTGCTACTGATCAACAAGTAAACCGGGTTCGCAGGTTAACGGACGAAACGTCTCCTACCACCTATTCGGATGATGACATCAAAAATTTTATTATTAGTCATCCTATTCCCGATAGGAACGGTGAGAAACCTTTTATGTCCTCGTTGACTTCAACCCCCATCCTCAACCCTATATGGGTTCAAACGTTTGATCTTTATTTAGCAGCAGCGGACATTTGGGAAGAAAAGGCGAGCAAACTAGCACCTAATTATGATATGAGTGCAGACGGTGCTAGTTTGTCTCGCTCCCAGGCATATGATCATGCAATTGCTCAAATAAAGCAATGCAGGAAACGAAGGAAAATAACTTCAATAACCCTGCAACCTGATTACTCCTTCCCACCTGTTGAGGATGCATCAAATAGGACTTACGGATTATGAAACCCGTTGATGATGTCGAGATTCTTTTGCTACAACAGGCACAACAGGAAACCTTGTTTGATCGTTGCATTGTTCAAACATTAGCAGAAGGTCAGGACACTTTTGGTGCATCAACAAAATCTTATGCTGATGGTGAGGAAATACCATGCGGGTTCAAACCTGCAGGTGGTAACGAATTGTGGACAAAAATAATGACCTCATCATCGATTGATGCAACATTGAGACTTGCTTCAGGTACAGTCATTGCAGTAACAAACAGGATCAAGATGACTCAATGCCTTGGGTTTCCAAATGCTGTAGGAATGATTTATGAAGTAACCCAGGAACCTCAACAAGGTCGGACGGGAATTCAAGTTCAATTGCAAAAGGTTACCGTATGAGTAGCAACCTTCAAGGACTTGATCAATTATCTAAAACCTTGAGTGAACTTGCCCGGGGTGCCTCAGGTGAACAAATGGTGCCCGCAATAAGGGATGGTGGGTTCATCATTGAAGGTTATGCTAAAATAAATGTTCGGGACAAATTGAACAAGCACCCAACAGGCAATTTGATGAATTCAATACAAACCCAAACAACAAAGGTTGAGGATACATTAGCAGAAGTGTCTGTGGGTACAGGTGTGGAATATGCTGCTATTCATGAATTTGGTGGCATCATTGTTCCCAAAAAGGCATCAGGTGCCCTAGTATTTTTCATCGATGGGCAACGTATTGTGACCATGTCGGTGAACATGCCTGCACGTCCTTACCTGCGTCCTGCTGCTGATGAACACCTACAAGAAATTGAAGCAGTTGTACTGTCTGGGTTATATAGGTCAGGCGCAATTCCCAGAGGATAAACCTAATGGACATCGAGGAAGGTTTAGTAATTTTTTTGAAATTGAGTGAGGAGTTACATTCATTAGTGGGTGATCGAATATATCCGATGGTTATACCCCAAAATGTTGTGACGCCTTGCCTTACCTATCAATTGGTAAGCGATGCCCCCGAGATGTCCCATTCAGGCAATGCTAATTTACAAAGAGTAAGATTTCAATTCAGGATATGGGGTAATGGGTATGCCCAGGCAAAACATGTTGCAAAGGTACTCAAAAATACCCTGCATGGTAAATCCGTTTCAATGGGTGACTTCAAGGCAACAGGAATAAAAGTTATAAATGTTTTTGATGATATCCAGGAAACGGTTGGGTTGTTTACACCACTTCTTGAAATTACATTCTGGTATGGAGGTTAGACATGGCAAAAACGACTTTGACTAACAATGACTGCCTGCGACACCGCAAACGGAAACCAATTCATTGCACAAGGCAAGGACCTGGTGATCATTCACAACACCGGTGGGTCGCCGTATACTGTTACCATCAACAGTATTGGTGATCCTTACGGAAGGTTGGGTGACCTTACCACGATAAGTGTACCCGCAGGTGAGTACCGCATTTTTGGTCCTGTTGAATTGACAGGATGGCGACAGGCAGACGGGTTTGTTTATTTGACTGCAAGCAATGTTGCCGTAAAATTTGGTATTGTTACGTTGCAGTCATAGGCAGGTGAACAATGCCTAAAAAGTTACTTGATGAATTCAACGAACCCGAAGAACCTGTTATTGAGGAGGTATCTGTTGTTGAGGTACCTAAACCTGTTGAGTATACCAAAAAGTATCATGAAGTTACATGGCAGGGTATACCAATGTTTCAATGTGATCTATGTCCTATTGACATGTTCCTTGAACAGGAAATGATAAAACATGTTCAAGGACATGAGTCACAATCACGACCACCCAATCATTCGGAGGTAATATAACATGGGAACTACTTCATTTGGCACGTTACTCAAATTAGGTGATGGTGGGGGTCCTGAAAATTATACTACCATTGCTGAAGTCAAGGACATTTCAGGACCTTCATTAGAATTGGGAACCGAAGACATTACCAATCATTCATCGACTGATGGGTGGAAGGAATTTGTTGCAACGTTATTGGATGCGGGTGAGGTATCCTTTGACTTGAATTTCCTTCCGGGCAATGCGACCCAATCCTATTCAAATGGTTTACTCAAGGATATGGCGAACAAAACGAAACGGAATTTCCAGATTGTGTTTCCATCTTCTTCACCTGTCACCTGGGGTTTCGCTGCCTTCGTCACAAAATTTGAACCCAAGGAACCTGTTGAGGGTTCATTGCAGGCATCTGCAACCTTGAAGATCACAGGCAAACCCACATTAGCATAAGGAGAATAAAATGGCGGCATTACTTTCTCGACAAGCAATACTTGATGCAAAAGATTTACCTACCCAAATTGTTGACGTTCCTGAATGGAACGGGTCGGTGATTGTTCGCACGTTGACAGGTGAGGAACGGGACAACCTTGAGGCGACCACCTTGGTTCAAAAGGGCAAAAAGATGTCCGTCAACCTTAGCAATTTTCGTGCCCGATTAGTGTCCCTGAGTGTTGTTGATCAACAGGGTAAGGCAATATTTACTGAAAGTGATGTTGAATTGTTAGGCAAGAAATCTGCAATTGCATTGGATCGGGTCGCAAAGGTTGCCCAGGAATTGTCGGGACTCAGGGAAGACGATGTTGAGAAACTCACAAAAAACTAATGGAAAGGCCAGGACGAAAATTTTATTTCTTCCTGGCCTTATCCTTGGGCATGACAGTCAGGCAATTGTTACAATCAATTGATAGTCATGAATTGTCTGAATGGCATGCCTATTATGAAATTGAACACTTTGGTGAAACATGGTACCAAACAGGTATGATAGCAAGTACCGTTGCAAATTCGGTACGGGATCCTAAAAAGAAAAAGAAACCTTATTCACCTAGCGATTTTATGCCTATTGTTAGTTCAAACGAAGAACAAGACAACACAGAAAAAATGTTGATGTTTGCACGTGTAATAACTGAAGTGTTAGGAGGCGAGGTCAAGGCATGATCATTTCTGAATTACTTGTAACGTTGGGATTAGATTCCTCGCAATATACAAAAGGTCTTCAGGATGCTGATAGCAATGCCCAGACCTATGGGTCATCAATTGCGGGTGGTATTGCAATGGTCGGGGGTGCTATTGTTACAGGTGCACTTGCTGCTGCTGGTTTAGCAGTTGCTGGTTTAGGTTATGCCTTGAAAGAGTCATTGACATCAGGCATGGATGCTGAAGTCGTAGGTGCCCGCCTTGAGGCAATCCTTGCGAACACAGGCAAGGTTACAGGTGTCACAACGGACATGGTAACTGATTATGCCGAGGCGACTGCATTGACTACACGTTTTGAGGATGACCTTATAACAAGTGCAGGAACAGTCCTTGCTAAATTCACCCAAATTGGTAAGGACGTTTTTCCTGATGCCTTACAATCAACATTAGACCTTGCTGAAGTTATGGGCACGGATGCAACATCGGCAGCAAGTACTTTGGGCATTGCCCTTGCTGATCCTGCAGGTGGGTTGGGTCGTTTGAAACGTGCGGGCATTGTGTTTACTGATGAACAAGAAAAAATGATTAAGGGGATGCAGGAGGCGGGTGATCTTGCAGGTGCCCAACGTTATATGCTCGATGCCTTGAATGGATCAATTGGTGGTGTTGCCCAAAAGATGGGTGAAACGGCTGCCGGTAAAATGGCAATATTCAACAACACGATTGACCTAATGAAGGACACCATTGGGTTGGGTTTGATACCCACCTTGTCTGATGTCGGTCAACAATTGTTGACCCAATTACAAAAACCTGAAGTCATGAAATTTATCCAGGATTTTACAGCAGGACTTGTTGACTTCGTCAAACAAGTAGTCAATTGGTTACCTCGGGCAGGGGCAGCAATACAAGGTGCCTTTGAATGGTTAATGAACAACAAGGGTGTACTCGTTGCAGCAGCAGCAATGATAGGTGTTGCCCTTGTCGCATTTTTTGCCTCAATCGCTATTGCGGCATGGACGGCAGCAATCCCAATCATAACTGCACTTGCCCCTATCCTGTTGATCATGGCAGCAATAGGCGCAATCGCTTACCTTGTGTACACCGCCTGGACACAAAATTGGGGAGGCATACAACAAATTGTAGGCGATGCAATTGCCTCAATTACCGCATGGTGGAATGGTACATTGATGCCTGCAATTCAAGAAGGCATTTCATGGTTTCAAACAGTTCTCCTGCCGGTGATCATAAAGGTAGCAAATTTCCTGGGTGCGGTACTCGTTGTCGCAATTCAAGTGTTAAGTTCATTGTGGACAAATGTTTTGTTGCCTGCCTTGATCGTTGTATGGAATTTTCTTTCAACGTCCGTCTTCCCATTGTTTTCAGCAATAGGTCAATTGTTGAGCGCAGTTGTTGGGTTAGCGGTTCGTGTCCTTGCAGGACTTTGGCAAAACATTTTATTGCCAGCCTTGATTGCTGTAGGAACTTACCTGTTTATAAAACTAACTCCTATTTTTCAATCAATCAATGAATGGATACAAAATACATTGTTGCCCACATTCAAAACATTCAGTGGTTGGTTGAATGATAAGGTAGTACCCGCCTTCAAGGCAACTGGTGATGCAATTTCAAAGGTCATTGAGTGGATCCAAAAAATGATCGACAAAATAAAGAATATAAAATTACCTTCATGGTTGACACCAGGATCCCCCACACCATTTGAATTAGGACTCCTAGGCATCAATGATGCACTTAGGTTATTGTCGAGCAATGGGTTGCCTAGGTTCACTGCAGGACTCGACCTAACCGCACCTGAATTAGGCAACGTTGCAGGCACCTTGAGCGGTTCAGGATCAGGTGGTAACAACATTACTTTCTATATAACCGGTGATGACCCTAATGCCATTGCTCAGGCGATTGCAAATAAATTAGCATTGCAAGGTGTTAGGATAACGTCATGACCTACCCGAATGATGCACTCATCAAGTTGACTATAGGTGGGCAGGATATGACCTCCCACCTATTCAACCCATCCTTTAGTGTTGTCAACGTGTTGACCCGGCAGGTGGACAGTTTGGATTTCCTGTTGATCAATATGTCTGGTATAAATGTTGTTGAGTGGCAGGAAGTTATTTTGACGGATGGTCCTACAAAATTATTTGGTGGGTTTGTTATAAAACCTAAACGGTCAGGTATAGTTACTAATGATCGTGTTGCCGTTTCGTGTGGCGATTATGCCGCCTATACGGATCATATTATTGTAAAGGTTGCCTACGCAAATAAAACGGACGCCTATATACTCAATGATTTATTCTCAACCTACTTTCCTGAAATAAATTCAACCACTTTTGTTACTGCATATGTTACCCACAGTAATAAACAATTCAACCGGAAGAAATTGCGTGAGATTATAGATGAATTAGCAAGTGCTGCTAATGCGGATTGGTATATTGATTATGATAAGAAGTTACATTTTTTCCAAAATGAAACGTCCCAATCACCTTTTAGTATTTCATCACAACCCAATTATGTAACATCCTTCCCATGCCAAAATTTAGAGGTTCAGGAAGACGGGACAGGTATAGTCAATTTAGTTGAGGTTGTGGGTGGTATATATTTGAGTGATGATCAAACAATATACCTACCCGGAACAGGAAAAAGTAACCGGGTGTTGTTGCCTTATCGGATGCGAGGTCCGGCGTCTGGGGGTGGATTGCAGGTATCACGCAATGACGGCAGTGACGCCTCACCCATTTGGACAACAATGACAGTCAAGGTTGCCTACATCAGTGTATTGGGTGCAACGACTGAAGTGTTATTTTATTATGAGGAAAAAGTTATTGAACAACAAAACAATTTCCCTAACCTTCAAAGTGGTGTAAGGATATTTGGACGGTATGAAATTCCTCTCCGTGTTCGTGTTCGAGACGATGCTAGTTATGCCTTATATGGACGATGGTTTTATGATTACATCAATGACCCTAACTTGATCGACAAACAATCTGCAAGGTTAGTAGGCAAGGCAAGGTTAGCAGCAGCATCAATTGCTAATCCTACTATAACATTCAAAACATTTAAGTCAGGATTGCGAGCGGGACAACGTTTGGCAATTTATGATCATACTAAAAATATAAATGGAACCTACATCATTCAAAAAGTAACTATGAATGATCGGGGTGGTGCACCCGGCCAGGTATTAGTGGGTTATGATGTTGAGTGCGGTGTTTACAATCCCGACTTGATTGATACCTTGCTTGAAATTTCAAGGAACGCTAAACCATCTGAACCTTGGAACGATAATGAGGTCCTTGATGAATTATTGCAATGGGCAGAAAGTATAACCTTACTAGAAACACCTGATAGTCCACGAACAACAGCACCTCCCTACAAATGGGCTTCAGATGCAAACCCAATCATCTGGGATTTCTTTACATGGAGTTGATTGAATGAAAATACTTGTAAAATCAAAATGCAATTTAGTAGGTCATTGCAAAATGCGGGCATGGGAACCTGGGATTATTCAATCACTCCTTGATCAAGGATACCCGTTGCATGTTGCACAATCAAAATTGCTCAAGGTACCTGGGTTACTTATTTTTGAGAATGATGTCAATAACCTTGTGGTGACTTTAGGTCGAAACCTTCTCGCTAAATTATCAGCAGACCTTGAGGCGGTTGGGTTAACATGGCACGCAATTGGTACAGGTATAACAACACCGGTAATTGCTGATCCCCAATTAACGACCGAAGTCAGGCGGAAACAATTTGCGACAAGAGTAGTTATAGGTGCAGTCGCAACGTTCAGCGCATTTTATCCTAAGGCGGATTCTACATTCAACATCAAGGAGTGTGGTATTTTTGGAAGTTCAACAGCATCAGGTACAGTCAATTCAGGAATTTTGTTTAGTCACTTTTTGCAATCCTATGATAATTCCGCAGGGGCAGTCGACCTGACTTATGATTATGACCTGACCATGGTCTAGGAAGGAGGTAAAATATTATGCCAGAAACTGTTTACAACATGTTAGTTCAAATTCCCCTTGCGGGTGTTGTGGTTTATGTTGTTGTGTTGTTCCTTCGTTTCCTCGACAAAATGCTAGACAAGTTTATGGGTTTCATTGCAGAACAACGTCAGGCAAATGAGGTTTCAATATCATTACTCTCAAAGGAAATAAAAGAATTGGGGGAAACTGTCAATGCCCGCCTATCGTTATTAGAAGAAGCGGTGTCAGTACACGAAGCAACCCGACCCGCAAACATTGAACAAGGCGAAGTCACATCCACCTACCGGAGGAGTAGGAAACCTAAAGGAGGTTCTAAATGAAAAAGTTTGAAGTCAAGGATTATGTTTCAATCGTTATTGCCTTGATCCTTACCGGATTAGGCATTGCCGCTCAACACCCAGAAGCAGTCATGTCAATTGTTGCTGTACTATTGATATGGGGTATCAATTGGTTGTTCACTTGGAAGGGTATAACAATTCATCGGGCATGGTTGACCACCTCGCTGTTTGTTATTGCACTCGGGTTGACCTACCTATTCCAACCTGCATTGTTTCCCCCGTTCCCAGTATTGATTGGAACGTCAAATGAAATTGCAAATGCTATTTGGGCATGGGTTGGTGCATTGATCATTGCCTCGGGACCTGTTGTTGCATATGCAACAGGACTCTATAATATCTTGTTGCAACGTGTTCTTGATAAATTGAAATACCAACCCAAGTTACTTTCATAACCAGATAACCTTGCCGCCGAGGTTTGATGGACATGCCTGCCCGCTCCTCCCGGGCAGGTATTGTTTTCGATGCCCATTTGATCGTTGGAAATAATTATTTATTTTGTATTATCTATAATACAAAATAAATAACTAATTCCAACGTGGGTTTTAATTTTGTTCTAATGAGATTCTTATTCAACGCTTAGCAAACTGAATTCACCCGTACCTTATAATTCTTGTCTACCCAAATAACCATTTGTTGATCGACAGGAGGAACCCATATGTCTGCTGATTTATTCAATGAACGTTTTTTCTCTTACCGTGAATTGCCTTGGCACGAATTAGGCAAGATATCCGAAGTCCCGCAAAGGGCGGTTGAAGCATGGTCAGGCATGACCCCCTATTCAATTGTCATGCGGGACTTATTATTGCGAACACGCACGAACACAAGGGGTCCTATTGTTTCAGGATACCGTGCTATTGTTCGGGAACCTGTTCCGGATGATCCTGAGGATCGAGTGTTTGGTGTGGTCAAGTCGGATTATGAATTGATCGAACCTCAAGAAATTTGTGAAATTTTTGACTCCTCAACCAAACTTCATGTTGAGACGATGGGATGCCTGGGGGCAGGTGAATTGTTTTTCCTGACCACAAAATTGCCTGGGATCAATGTAAAAGGAGACAAGGTTGATGTTTACCTGTTATGGGTTTCACCCTATAACGGATATGCAGCAATTGAGGTGCGGGTGACCCCGGTCAGGACTGTTTGTCGGAATACATTGATCACCGCACGGGCGGCAAGTACTGAATTTTATAGAATTGTTCACAACAAGGATGCTAGGAAAAGGTTGCAGGTGTGGACAACTGGTATTGTGCAACGTTCCCAACGGCGCGCGGAAACTTTAGAACAGGCATTCAAAATGTTTGCCCAATATCAACCTTCCCAAAAGGTTGTTCCTGCAATACTCACCCAGGTGTATCCTGACCCTAAACCCATCAACGAAGTTCCGGATGATGAAGTTATGGTGAAACGTCAAAACGAATTTGATTACCAATCCCGTGCCCAGGATCAATTTAGGCAAATGGTTCAAGAATTATTCAATGGACGTGGTACAGGCATGGACAATAAGGCATGCCGTGGGACAGGTTGGGGGTTATACAATTCGATTACTGAACTAGAAAATTTTAGGCGGTCGGGTACAGATATTGCACGTGCAAAAGGTGTCTTGTTTGGACCTCGGGCATCAACGATGGAACGGGCGTATGATGTTATTTATGAGTATGCAGAACGAGGAACCAAATAATGATCGACTACGATGGAACCCATGTTGTGATTGATGGTATAACCTCATCCCATGCTATGAGTATCCTTCACAATATGGGAGGTCATAAAACCAAGGAGGGTGCCTGGGAATTACCAGGCATCCTCGCAACGTTCAAACAATTAGAACGAAGGTTTCAGGGGAGTGATTTATTTGAATTATGCACCCCACGGATGTTGGAATTCGTTGTAGGTACACCAAAATTTCCCAGGTATGATTATACAGAAGACCTGTATCCTTTTCAACGGAAGGCGATTGATTTTCTTGTCCGGTCACCCCACCCAGGTTCAATGGTATGTTTGTCACCTGGGTTAGGCAAGACGGCGGTGTCAATCATTGCATCCCAATTGATGGGTTATAAAAATGTTCTCGTCATTGCACCTCTAACCTTGTTGAGAAATTGGCAAAAGGAATGTATGAAATGGGGACAGATTGATGCAAAGGTATACCATAATGAAACACCTGATGACTTGAGTGGTTGGGTCATTGCAAATTATGATTCCGCCTGGCGGCACCCTGAACATTATCTCAACGATTATGACTTGATCATATTTGATGAATCTGTAATACTCAAAAACAGACATGCTAAAAAGATCCGACCGTTGATGTCGATTGCAATGAATGCCTACAAGGTATGGATGTTGTCAGGTTCACCCATCACACGTTTTGCCGATGACCTATACAGTCAATTCAAAATACTCATGCCTAAACAATTCAAAAGTTATTGGCGTTTCGCTGAGGAGTATTGTATTATTGAAAGGACAGTATGGGGGTGGACAATTATAGGCACGAATAAAAATATTGACCTGCAAGATGAGTTTCAAGACATCATTTTTGTTTGCAGTCAATCCGATGTTTTGGAATTACCTCCCATCATTTATGAAACGTTTGAACTTGAATTAACCAAAACCCAACAGCGGTTATATGATCATGTCAAAAAAGATTTCATTGCAGAATTGGTGGCAGGACCTGTACCGGTACCCAACAAGGTTGCCCAATTGACCCGCCTACAACAAATTGTCTCAAATGTCGCAACGTTTGATCCGGGACGTCCTGATGACTCAACAAAAATGGATACCTTGATCGAGTTGATCCAGACAAGTTATGCTAAACCCCCGATGATCATTTGGACACATTGGAAACCCACAGCAGATTTGTTAGTTGAACGTTTGAAACAGGATCCCAATTTAGGTACCTTTGAAATTATCAAGGCGGAAACAAATGAGGTGGACAGGCAATCAATTGTTGACAGGTTTCAAGCAGGACAAATTGATATACTCGTCCTGTCCTTGGGTATTGGTAAATATGGTTTGACGTTGACGAAGGCAAACACCGTTGTTTATTTAGACAGATGGTTCGATGCAGACGCCTTGTTTCAATCATCATTCAGAACACAACGAATTGGTCAAGATCATTCTGTGTTATGCATAACATTATACTGCCCGGGAACCGTTGAGGATTTTGTTGAGGAAAATTTGAGCAACAAATTGTCTGACATCGCTAACCTTACCGATGTTGATTTATTAGAAATGTTGAGGAGGTAGGATATGATCATCCTTGCAATTGACCCAGGCATGACTACAGGTTATGCAGTGATCGATGAATTAGGCAACCTATTGGAATCAGGTAACCTGTTGCCTGAGGATTTAGATAATTCAATTTTGACTTACAAAAAATACCAGGACCCAACCACCTGTGAGGTTGTTATCGAATATACACCTATACCTACCCAATCACGAATGAACAGGAGACTCAAGGAGGTCACCGGAAAAATTGGTTCAATGTTTCCCAATGCAGTTTATGTTACCCCGGGTGTTTGGAAAAGTGCACCCATAGCAAAAAGGTTCCCGTTTCCGTTTCCACATGGAACACCTCACCAAAAGGATGCCTTCAGGATGGGAATTCATCACATGATGTTTAGGAGGATCAAATGAATGTGTCTATA